TACGGAGTATCTTCATAATAAATGTTGTAGAACATTCTGAAAGGATTATTGACTGGAGTATGTTCTACAGTCTCAGTATCAAAGATATGAAAACCACGAGAATCGTTTACATCATTCCAATACATCTCATAGGGATTTCCAAGGTAGTATACTCTACCATCAGTGGAACGAGTGTGATAGTGTCCAGAGTAAACCAGTTTAAATTTTTCAAACAATTTACTTTCCAGACCGTGTTCCATAATAATTTGATTGTTGACTCGGAATCCTTGAAGTTCAAGATGACCCATTGCAACATTAGCTTTGGTCTTTTGAATATACTTAAGAGTTTCCTTTTCATTCTCTGGATTAATCCAAGGAATAAAAAAAACTTTAAGTTTATCTAACTCAACTTCAGTTGCTTCTGAATAGACTGTTACATTATCATATTCACGTAACAGAAGGTCAACAGAATTGATGTCGTTTGTATTCTTATAATAGGTTGTATGATTACCTACAATTGTATGAACACGGCATCCAAGGTCTTTCAAACGATCATAGTAATTATTTTTAGCCCAAGCGAGAGCAGAAAAATCAATACCCTTACGACTATCAAACGTATCACCCATATCTACAACCGTAGTGATTCCCTCCTTTTTCAAGGTTGGGAAAAATACTTCATTATAGAATTTTAGGAAATAGTCGTGGAAGAGTTTTGAATTTTTTCTAGCACCAAAATGCTGGTCTGTAATAATTGCAACTTTCATCAGTAACGAATCTTTGAATGCACTGCATCCTTAATGCTATTATAGTCGCTATAGTTCGATCCGTCAATAGAGTTGTCATTAAATACTTGATCAAAACCAGTTCTTTCAAGAATTTTATTCTTAATCTCAAGTTGCTTCTTTTCCTTTTGAATCCTTCTCAAAAATGCGTAGTGGATAATTTGAGTAAAATAAGCAAAAGGATTTTGAGATTTTTCAGGATTAAAATTATGAATATACTGAACACAGTTTTCAATGCCATCACAAATCATATCATCCTTAAACATATAGTTCACAAAGTTTGGTTTAAAGGATAAATGAGTTGCAATCTTGAGAAAGCATTCGCCAAGGTAATTTGTAATCCTTGGTTTTGGTTCTCCACGAAGTTTTGCAAGATCCACTGATTCCCGATAGGCAATCAAGGCTGCGAGAAACTCTTTATTGTTTACGTAATGCTCTGACCTTTTTCTTTTGGTCATAACTGCTGTGGTTATCATTAAGTTATCTCATAATATGTATGAATTATACCACTTTTACAAATACTTGACAAGATGTAGAAATAGGTGTAGACTACCTTTGTCTGGGTTGATGGGACATCTTAGCTTCTTTTAAAGAGCTTCTCCAAGACTTCTTTAGCATCATTGACATTTGAAATATATCCCATTCCTCTGGTGATTTCAGTTTCTTTGTTTCTTCCTTTGTCTGTTTGCCTGACAAATGTTTGATACATACTGATCATTTCAATATCAGAAGATTCAGACATAGTGAGGATATCATCCATGTTCAGAATGAACATGTCTTCAGTGGTTGTTTTTAACCATGGTTCCAGTTTGTAACCATGGGTTCCCATTCTACCTTTGATTTCAGATACAATGATTGGATTTGTGACAATCAATAAAGTTCTATCTTCTTCTTCTGAAGCTGCTACTTTGGCAAAGATCTCTTCGCCATTCTTTAATTTGAGTGTTGCATAAAAGTCGTCTTCAATTCCCATTTTCTTTTAATTGAATAGTGATTATGTCATAGTTGAAGTTTTCTTCATTGTAGATTTTGATTCTTTCAATTAAGTGATTTAGTGTGTAATTTTTCCTTGACTTAAACGTTGTGTCGTCAGAAATATCATAAAGAACTGCTTTGGTTTTATTTTTTCCTTTTCTTAAAACTCTACCGATTGATTGAAGATTTCGGATTCTTGATTTACTTGGAGATGCAAAGACAACATTGTGTAGGTTGCGAATGTTAATGCCAGTGCTAAAAGTTCCGTAGGATGCTACAATGATTGCGTTTGATTCTCGTTCAGTGATTTCCCTTACGAGTTCTCTTTCTTCAGCATCCACTCCACCGTGAATGAAAAAAACTTTACGATCATCTCGCTTATGTGTATTTATGAGTTCATAAAGTGGTTCTCCGTGAGTGGAAACCCTACTGTAAAGAATCAATGTGTTACCTTTGAGATCCAGTGATAACTTACTGATGAACTTATTTCTTCTTTCGTGACTGATAAGATATTGAATCTCATCTTCATAAGTTTCAAATTTTTGTGGTGTGTGTTTGAGCAGAAGAACCTTGATATCCAGTTGAGACAGATGACCTTGCTTCATCAACTCATCAGTCTTAGTGACCTTGTATGATGGGCCAAACAATCCTTCCAGAACCCACTTGTGTGTTTGAGTTCCGTCAAGTGTTCCAGTGAATCCAAAACGATATTTTGCGTGATGCAACTTTGTCATAATCGCAATCAAAGATTTACTCTTGAAAAGATGTGCTTCATCACCTATAATGACTGAGTAATCTTCGAAGAATGAACGCTCCAACTTATACACTGATTGCCAGGTTGTAATCGTAACAGAATGTTCATTTGTCTTTTCTTTACCAGAATAAATGCGGTGACAGTATGAATCAGCATCCCAACCATAATCCTGGAAATCCTTGTACATCTGCTCTACAAGAGATGTCGTTGGAACAACTAGAAGAATTTTTTGCCCTTTATCCACATAATATCTTACGAGAGAATAAATCATCAACGATTTGCCGCTGGCAGTGGGGCTTATCAGCAGTTTTCTATTATGCCGTAAAGCATCGTATACTCCCTCTATTTGATAATTACGAGGACTATGAGAACAAATAGAACACATATAATCCTTCACACCTTCGTGTGAAATGGATTCGTTAATTTCAAATGGAAGTCCGTAGAATTTATTGTCTTCAAACTTATAGGTATAGTTATATTGTTCACAGAAGTTGACAAGTTTATCTAAGAGACCCACATAGATTTGCTTAGATCTCATATCGTAGAGATGTATTTCTCCGTTCCAATTCCTACCTCTATATTGAGGCATAAATTTTGCACCAGGAACTTCAAACTTAAAATGATCTCTAAGTTCGTATTCAATATGGGGTTGTGTTCTTATTTTTAGATATACTTCGTTTGATTTCGAAATAACTAAGTCTGCATTATCAACCATAACCTGCTTGGAATTTTACAAATTCAATTGCATTTTTTATCTGAAACGTTCTGTTCTGAACAACTTTGAGAATGCTCTCTAAGTAATTTAGCATAGTTTCATAGTAGTCAATTTTGAGACAAACTTGAGAAAGTTTTTCGTCAGCATCAAGATATTTTTGTAAAGTTTCTTTGTCACGAATTTTTTTGGGGAACGGATCCTCTACATAAACATCAGGATCCGCTTTTCCAGTATAATACTCATAACGTTCGTGGCGAATGTTTCTTCTTTGTTGTTCAGCCTTCTTTTTTAAAAGAAGAATGTTATTGTAAATATCAAAATACTTTGCGTGCAATGCTGGGATATTTAAGGATTCTGTATGAAGATTGTCAATATCAATTTTGGAATCTTGTTCCCACATATTTTGAATCATATCAAGATCAATACTCATAGGTTATTTCCGTTTAAATCAGTTATATTGTAGATAGTATACTTGAAAGTGACTTCCGCAGTCAAATATTGAACGTCTGTGTTGGTAGCATCAAATTGCAAATCTGACAATGAATATGGCCAAAGATCTTTGAATTTAAGTTTGAAATTTGGATTTGATGAACTTGTCAAAATTTGAAGAGTACCATCTGAATAGATGTTCATCAATTTTGAATCGGTTGTATCTACATACTTCTGCTCTCTTTGAAGATTGTAGATTTCATCGAGACTATCTGGAAATCCAAGACCACGTATCCAGTTTTGAATCTGCATATAGTTCTCAAGATCTTCATCAACAAGGAATCGAATCACCAAATCGTTGAAAGTAATTTTATCCCCAGGAGTATCAATGTCCTTGAGATACGATGGTTGAACAGCAACTCCTAAATTGATACCAGGAATGTTTGCTGAGTTTGAAAAGAAAGCAACCTTAGGACATCTATTTAAAACAAACTTAAAGCCCGTTGGTGAAAGGAAGTT